AACCAAAAGGCAAAGCAGCAACCAACAAGAATGACGAGGAGTAACAATGGCAATATACTTAAATAATAACGTCGGCGTTAAGTTGGCTACCAACGCAGCGCCTACAACACCATCTATTGATATCAGCTCATACGTGAGCAGTGCAGTAATTAACAAAGTAGTGGACGAGCTAGAAATCACCAGTATGGGAGATGCCAGCCATCGATATGTAGCTGGTTTAGAAAATAGCACATTTACCATCGACTTTAACAATGACTGGGCAGCAAGCCAAGTTATGCAAACATTAGCCGATGCATTCGGTAAAACCTTATCAGTATCAGTAATTACTGTTAAAGGTACTGCCGTATCAGCTGCTAATCCAACATATCAATTTTCAATTTTGGTCAATAACCTAACCCCACTCGGACAGGCTGGCGTTTCAGAAATTGCCACAAGTTCGATGACCTTTACAGTAAACTCCGTGGTAACAATCTCGCCATCAGTGGCGTTCTAACTAAGGAGTAAAAATGGCAAAGCTAAAGATAACAAGGGCTAATGGTGAAATATCTGAACACAAGATAACACCAGGTGTCGAGTACGCTTTCGAATTGAAATACGGCGCTGGAATTTCTAAAGTCCTACGTGAGCACGAAAGGCAGACCGAAATATTTTGGTTAGCTTATGAATGCTTGCGTAGGTCTGGCGCACAGATACCTTTATGGGGTACTGAGTTTATTGACACTCTGGAAACAGTAGAGGTTATAGACGAAGAAAAAAAATAACACAGCGGGATTCATTACTTTATGGTATAGCGCAATTATCAGTAGAGACAGGAATACCGCCAAGCGAGTTTATTAACATGGACTCGGAAATGTATCGAGCAATAGTTCAAGTATTGACTGATAGAGCTAAGGAGATCAGAAATGCCAGCAGAGGTCGTAGGCGTTAATGATGTAATGAAAGGCCTTAGCTTTATCGATGAAGATATGTATAACAGAATTAAAACAGCTATAGGGCCTCTAATGAAACAAGTAGAGGCTACAGCTAAAGGTTATGTAGTAGGCAATAACGAAGTTTTGTCTGGCTGGTCTAAGCCAATCTCATCAACTGTCGATTATCGACCATTCCCTAAGTATGATGAAGCAACAGTCAAAGGTGGAATAGGATATAAAGAAGGCCAAAACAAAAAATTAAGAAATGGATTTCAAGTAGAAAACTACGTTTACAATGTAAGTGCAGCTGGCCGTATTTACGAGACTGCAGGTAGATTAAACCCGCAAGGTAGAGCACCATTTCAATCTATTTATCCTGGTGGCGCAGTTGTAGCATTAAAACAATCTGGCAAAGGTAAAAGTAGAAGCCGTAGCACTAGAGACTATAATTCAAATAATCCGTTTGCGGGCTATCAATTTGTAACAGATTTACCAGAATTAATATCTCAGCCAAAGATTAAAGGCATAAGATCAGGCGGACAGAAGACTAAAGGTAGATTAATTTACAAAGCATGGGCCAAAGATAGTCCTAAAATTTATGATGCTATTCTGAAAGCGATTACTGCTACAGCTGATTATTTTAATGACAAAACAGAATTAAAGAAGGTGGCATAGTGGCCAATGTAGTCGTCTCGGCTTTAGCAACCTGGAATGGTAAGGCTCTTAAAAAAGCGCAACAAGATGTAAACGTATTTGAAAAACGCATAAAAAGTTTTGCACGTACATTCGGTGTAGCATTTAGCGCTGCCGCAGTAGTAGCATTTAGTAAGAAAGCCGTCAAAGCATTCGCAGAAGATGAGGCCGCAGCCAAGTCACTGGCTTTACAATTAGAAAATACAGGCAACGCATTCAGAGTAGCCGAAGTAGAAAATTACATACAAAGTTTAGAAAAAACTTATGGCATATTAAATGATTTACGTGCGCCATTTAAGACTTTATTAAACGTTACACAATCAGTGGATTTAGCACAGCGTTCATTAGAGGCTGCATTAAATATAAGCGCTGGCACAGGCGAAAATCTAAACACAGTAGTTAATGCTATATCCGCTGGAGTTCGAGGCCAAACTAAAGCCATTAAAGGATTAAATACAGGTATAGATGAAAACATTTTAAAAACTGGCGACATGAATAAGATTATGGCTGAGCTTGAAAGAAAGTTCAGTGGTCAAGCTGCAGCTAGATTAGATACTTATGCTGGCAAAATGGATGTACTTAAAAAAGGTGTTGATGATGCCACTAAGTCTATTGGTAGAGGATTAGTCGATGCTTTAACCATATTAAGTAAAGATCAATCAGTGTCTAACCTTGCTACAGATTTTGAAAATTTAGGCGACAACATAGCTTATGCAATAGTTCAAATGGCTAAATTAACTAGCAAGATGAGCGAGTTAGTAGGCAATCCAAGTTTTAAGGCGGCATTATTAGCGTTAGCAATATTCAGTAAAAATCCAACAGCTGTTGTTGCGGCTATGGGAATTATTGGTGTTAGTGCAGTTGGTAGCGCATTAACAAGCCAAAGAAATGCAAGCCCAGCAGAAAATTCAGCATTAGCCAGGGCACGCATTCTCAATAGAAGATTAGAAGAAAAAATAATAAAACTTAGCACTGGCGTACGCAAACAAGAATATGACATATTAAAGAAAAAAACTGCGTTAGATGCTGTTAAAGAAAAAATGGATGTTGAGTTAGCGGGATTACAAAAAGCATTAACAGAAGCCACAGATGCTGAAACTAAAGCCAGATTAAATGCTTTAATTGCTATAAATAAAAATGATGAGGCCTTGGCTTCAAAAGCATTAGCAGAATTAAATGCTGCAGAAGCCGCTCAATTATTTGCCAAGAATTTTAATATAGCTCTTGAAGCAATTAGAAGCATGACAGATAAAATTAACAAATTTATACAAGATCAATCTGTAAGTTTTGAAGATGCATTAGAAGCTATCAGAGCATTGAATAAAAGAATTTTAGACATGATTAGTAAAATAACTGGCACATCAACCACTACATCTTCAACCACAACAAGTTCTGGCCCTGTTTATGATTACGCTTTATCAGAAGTTAAAAAGAAAAACGAAGAAATTAAAGCGTTTGAATATAATTTAGGTATGGAAACAAGCCGAGAGTTAAACTCACGCATAAATCAATTCCTGGCTCAAAACACCTCTGGTTCTAATAATATGCAAATACAGGTAACTGTGGATACGGCTGGTAGTGGCGATAAATTGAGCCAAGCAATAGCTGAAAGCATTCAGGTAGCGGCTAGGTCTGGTTACTCAACAGTACCCGCTGGTTATATTGTATGACAATACCTGTAATAAATGCAGTAATTAATTTTAGTACAGGCCCAGCATTCGCTCAGGCCATGATATTAGATACTGGTATTTTAGATACAAATGTGCTAGCAGATTCGGCAGCTGTTATTGTTGATGTGTCTAATCAGGTAGATCGTATTGAAACTAGACGTGGTAGAACAGCATTAGCAGATCAATTTCAAACAGGATCATTATCATTACGTATAGTAGATCAAAACGGAGATTTTAACCCAGAAAACCCTTCTAGTCCTTATTACACATTTTTAACACCAATGAAGAAAGTGCAGATAACAGCTACCTATGGTTCTACAACTTATCCTATATTCGCTGGGTTTATTACAAGCTACGTTACTACTTATCCTCGTGAAGCGGAAGATGTAACTTATACAACTATACAAGCTGTAGATGCTTTTAGATTAGCGCAAAATGCTCAGATAAGCACAGTCACAGGTGCAAGTGCTGGCGATTTGTCGGGCACTAGAGTCAATGAAATATTAGATGAAATTGACTGGCCAATATCTATGCGTGATATTGATGCAGGTCTTACTACATTACAAGCAGACCCAGGTACAAACAGAACAGCATTAACAGCGTTATCTACAGTTGCTCAAAGCGAATACGGCGCTCTATATGTTGATGCTAGCGGATCGTTTGTATTTCAAGACCGAAATGTTACAGCTAGTTCTATTGGTGGCACACCGACAGTGTTTGCCGATGATGGCTCAGGTATTGATTACAACGATGTCGCCTGGATATTAAATGATGTTTTAGTATTCAATAAAGCCACAATAACTAGAGCAGGTGGCACAGCTCAGGTAGCCTTAAATCAAGCCAGCATAGATAAATACTTTCTTCATTCATATTTCTTAGATGGCCTACTTATGCAAACCGATGCAGTAGCTTTAGATTATGCCCAGGCTTATGTAGCCAGTAGAGCTGAGACTTCTATCCGATGTGATGCCATAGTTTTAGACCTATACACGCCTAACTATAATTCAGGCATTATTGCAGCTTTAGACCTGGATTTCTTTGATCCAATAACAGTTAAGACCACCCAGCCAGGTGGATCAGTCCTAGAAAAGACCCTACAGATTTTTGGCGTATCCATGGCAATAACGCCGAATAGTTGGAAAACTACGTTCACGACACTAGAGCCAGTCATAGATGCTTTTATC